AAGCTTTCGTACTACACTAACATATATGTCGTGAAGGATCCAGCAAATCCTCAGAATGAGGGTAAGGTATTCCTTTATAAGTTTGGTAAGAAAATCTTCGATAAGATTATGGGTGCAATGCAACCAGAATTTGAAGATGAGTCACCAATCAATCCATTTGATTTCTGGCAAGGAGCAGACTTTAAGGTCAAGATTAAGAAGGTAGCAGGATACTGGAACTATGACAGTTCTGAGTTTGCTGCAGTTAGTCCTCTACTTGACGATGATGATGCTCTAGAGGCACTCTGGAAGAAGGAGTACTCTCTAGCAGAACTTGTTGATTCATCTCAGTTCAAATCTTATGATGAACTTAAGACTCGTCTTAATGCAGTTCTAAAACTTAATTCTGCACCTGCTAAGAAAGCAATTAGTGTAGAAGAAGAGTTAGAGGAGGAGATTCAGACTCGTCGTTCAGCACCAGCAGAAGAAGATGATGCATTATCATACTTCCAGCAGTTAGCTGAAGAGTAATATAAATAACCAGAGGGAGTTTACTCCCTCTTTTTTGTACAATTTAAATAGAAAAATGGCAGCATACAAAGGAGATCATTACATCGCCAGCTTTGACGATGGTAATAATGCTAACACTCAGAAAATCGACATCTATGGTAAAGATGATGCTGATGCTAGAGCAAAAGTTTTACTTGCATATCCTTGGGCAAAGAGTATTGTAATTGCAACAGCAGCTAACTCATAATGGCACGAGATAAAGTCATAGTCTTTAATGGCGTAGATGGCAAGTGTAGAGTGGTAATCCCCACGGTGGATTGCACTCTATCGGACGATGCTATCATTTCTAAAGATATCTCTGCTTCAGAGTATTCTTTAATTGATGCATCTGATTTGCCCAATACTGCATTTAGATCAGCATGGAAGTATTACCATGACAGTAAGAGTGTTATTGCTGAATTAGCAGATGCCAAAACTATTACTAAAGAAATTTTAGAGACAAGATATCTTGCTACTAAGAAAGAAAACGAAGATATACAGTCAATAGCAGACATGAAGGGTGAGTCTGCATCTCTTAAATCAAACCCTGCAGTACCATATTCTACAATTACTAACGCTACCTCTGTATCCCAACTTGAAGCACTCTTGTAATGATCAGAAAAAGAACTCTCACTGAGAGAGCACAGACAAATGAGACCATGAATAGGTCTCATGAGGATCCTTTTTATATTTTTGCAATAAATGATGATGCTATTGCAAGATTAAGTAGATATGTTGCTACTATACCAGAAGATGTATGGATACCTGAGAAGTGTGGTTATGCTGATCCTAATTTAGGTGTAGATCCTAGAGATGATTATAGGGTATGTGATGTACATTGTCCTAAGACTGGATCAGATGTAGAAGTTATCGGACAGTCTTTGTTTAATGTAGTTAATAATAAGCATTACCAGTTTGATATTAATACCTTTGAATTTCAAATTCTTAGGTATCGTGCTGGTGGTCAGTTTGACTGGCATTGTGATTATGGTGTTGCTCCTAATAAGCAAGTCTGGAGAAAATTATCTATGAGTGTTCAACTCTCTGCCCCTGAAGATTATAAGGGTGGAGAGTTAATTATTGTGGATTATTTTAATAAGCATTGTCAGATACCTAATCCCCAAGGTGCTTGTGTTGTATTTGATTCTAGATGTCCTCATAGAGCACAACCAGTAACAGAAGGAATTAGATATGTTTTAGTAGGATGGGCTAGTGGTCCTAAGCTCCGATAATATTAGGATTAAACGCTTTCTTTAGGTTACGACTCTTAGTCTGAGAGGAATCTTTATAACTTAATGCTTCTTTCATCTCTAGTATGAATGATGTTAGATACTCTCTTCTCATAAGTTTTATATTCCTTTTATCCTCATTTGCTCTAGTCTCAGCCATCCAGTTACTAATACCAAGAACTATTTTCTCTCCAGATAATGTAATATTGTGATTGTCTGGATCTGGTATTGTAAAAGTTTTATCAACTCTTAGACCTTTTGGCATAACTAGTCTACCATTAGAGTCTTTAACTTCTATTGTTTCATAGAATTTTGTTGCGTTTAGATCTGGACCGTATTTCCTTTCACAATAATTATACAGAGTTTTACTACTCATTGGCCAGTCAGTTCTAGCATTAATAATATTAGCACCTATTAATACAATCCAATCTAGTGATGGATCTCCATATGCTTTATCAGCTACATCCATTGGTCTTTCACCATCTTCAATAGTATATGATCTGAGGTATGCTACATTTGGTATCATATCATCTCTTATTTTTGCTCTTAGAAAAATATTCTTTGCAGTAACATAGTTTTCATTATCGTAACTACTGGATAGTGGGTTACGATATTGTATATCTGGTAGTTGTGAGAAATAATGTGCCATTTTAGTATCCTACTCCTTTTAGTGCAAATGAACCACCTTCACCATAATCTTCAGCATATATTGGATTAAGTTCTTGGAATTTTAGTTGTAATGTCAGATGTACAGGTGTACCATCAGGATATGTTGCATAAGTTCCACTACCTGTATAGTTTATACCCATACTGGCTAAGGCACATGGTTTAAAACTATTAAGGAAATCATGCTTGTTAGCACCTGTCATGTAAGTTATTCTAAAGATATCAGGTGCATTTAAAAATCCTGTTCGTGTTTTGGCTCTTTTAGGAGCCATTTTTTGTTTCAATGTTCTTATAATATCTTTAACCACACCTGCTTCTTGTTGATTTCTAGGTGCTATATCCCATTTAAAATCAAACCCTCTCATCTTAACACCTTTAAATATCAATTCTTCATTCTGGGCAATTGTTCTTCCAGTCGATCTTGATAACATAGACTCTACACTCATATTACCACCAGCAACATTAGCAACAGCAGCTGCTGCTTTTGCTTTAATTAGATCTATTACTTGGTTTGCTCTTGACCTACCACCAGGTTGCTTAAAGTTTTCGTTTATCCATGCTTCCCGATTGTCTGCGTTTGCCAAATCATTCCATGATTTACCCATCAATTTTCCAGTATTAGCCGCTAACCATGCACTAAGATCATTTAATTGGTCTTCTCTCCAACCAGCAGCATTACTATCGTTAATACTTTTCGGTATTGGTAGTATTATTGTTTGATCTGCTACACCAGATACCATGTCTGATATATCTTGAGCACCTCCTGTTGTTATTCCACCTTGATCGAATAAACTGCTTAATTTATTTCCAGTACCACCTCTAGGATATTTTAGAACTTCTATTTTAAAGTAATCTGTTGTCGAACTTATAATATCATATGGATACCTTAAAGTTTCACCCTTAGATTCTGCAACTGATGAATTTGCATTGGATTTGGATGATAAACTATCTAATATATTAGATGTAAAATTTGTGTCTAGTGTCGCCATTACACACTATCTTTTTATGTATTTAGCTTGAATTTCGCATATGACAGTGATCTAGCATCTTGCACTTCTTGTCCTGCCATTAATTCATGGAATTCTCCTACTACTTCTGGCCATGTATAATTTCTCATTTTACCCCAATGATAATTAAATCCTTTAATACCCCATCTTTTTATTTCCATACATGCTATTAGAGGAAATTCATCATATTCTATACCAACAGTCTTTGGTAGATATACGAAAGTATAGTATTTACCTGTCTCTGGGAGTATTACCTTACTATCTTGTAAAACATTTAAAATTTCCAGCATGGTATCTTCTGGATCTTCTGTTCCAATGAACTCATCTACAATTGGCTGCAGTCTAGACACCTAAATTATCCTCCGTTAGTATCTTAAATTCCATCATTCTATCCTTACAGAAGGTTGTTGCAGCATTCCATTTAGCCTGATTTTTAGTATATTCCATAACTTCTCTGATATATTTTTTCGTCTTAACCCTTTGTATGACTGGTTCCTTGCACTGTTTTTTCGGTTTAATCTCTATAATGTACTTCTGTAGTGATCCTGAACGATCTTTGAGTTTTATGTAGAAATCAGGGAAGTAACGATGAATTCTGTTGTCAAGAGGAGAACGATAAGGAATTATAACTTCTTCGCTACCCCATTCTAAAATATTATTATTTCTGTCACAATATTTCATAAACTTTCTCTCCCAGAGAGACCTATAAATAATATTACGATGATCCCCTCGATATTTTGTAATATTAGTAGGTCTAAACCTTCCTGAATACGCCATATCATACACCATTTCTGTTAGGTATTTATTGTGACCCGTTATCCAAGAGTCAAAAAGACAAGTCAAATTGTAAGTTTATTTCAAAAGGTTGCCACAACCAACCATTATGAAGTATTCTTTAGTGGTTTTGGTGCTATGACTAAACTGAGAGGTCATATAAGCAGTAGAGCACCATTAGTTAACAATTGGTTTATCACTAGAGATCTAGGTTTACTTTGTTCAGCAGCTGAATTGCCAGCAACATCTTTTGGTACGGCACAGATAGAAGGTAATAGGATGGGTGTGGTAGAGAAGATGGCTCATACTAGGATATTTACTGACACCTCTATGACATTTTATTGTGATATGGATTATAGAGTGGTTCAATTCTTTGAATTATGGCAAGATTTTATTGCATCTGGTGGTGAAGTTGGAAGACAGTCTGGTATTAATAGAAAGATAGAGAAGGGTTATTACTACCGTATGCAATATCCACAGGAATATAAAGTAGACACTATAAGAATACAGAAATTTAATAAAGATCATTTTAGAAATATTGAATATACTTTCCTTAATGCTTGGCCTGTTAATGTAACTTCAATGCCAGTTGCATATAATGGTAATAGAGTGCTAGAATGTACAGTAACATTCGCTTATGATCGTTACTACTTTGGTGCTATTGATAGTAGATCTCGTTCTATGGTAGGTTCAAATCTACAGAATGATGGTACTGTTGGTACTACTGTTGAAACAGGAGTAGGTGGATTTGCCGATCAGACTGGTGCTAACCTAAATGAAACGACTATTTACAAATTAGATGGTCTTGAGAAAACTGGATTTACACTTACTCAGGATGATTTAGATAAAGCTAAGGCAGATAGAGCTATAAAAGATAATAGTGTAGGAGATTTCCCTACAAAAAGTTTTATAAATGATATTGCATAAATTATGCTATAATATACATGATGGAGTTTCAGTATGGCATTAGCGAAAGATCTTAAAGAAGGGACTAAACAGTCTCACTCAGCAGCAGAGAATACAAAATTTGTATCATCATTCCTGCGTGGAGTAGTTAATAAAGAAAAGTATAGGCAACTTGTTGCCAACTATTACTTCATCTATCAAGCGATGGAGGTAGAAGTACTTCGATTAAAAGATGATCCTATTGTAGGACCATTGAACATGAAGGAACTTTATAGACATCGTAGTCTAGCAAAAGACTGCGAGTATTTTTATGGAAAAGATTGGGACAAGACGATCTATCCTACTGAAGCATGTCAACAGTATGTTAACCGTATCCGTGAAGTAGCACATGACGAGACTGAACTTCTTGTGGGTCATCATTATACTAGATATTTGGGTGATCTCTCTGGGGGTCAGATCCTTAGAAATATTGCTAAGAACGCTCTTAAGTTAGATGATGGTGGTTTAGACTTCTATGAGTTCCCTGAGATAGAGAATAAGAAGGAGTTTAAAAATAACTATCGTGCTACACTAAATACACTGCC